GATTTCGTCGTAGGCCATCTCGATGCAGGCCTCAATGCTGAAACCCATCTGCTCGGCCAGGATGGTCAGGACCACCACCGCGTCGCCAATGCCGTCCATGACCTTGACCTGGTCCTTGCGTGCCAGGCCTGCGGCCAACTCGCCGATCTCCTCGATCAGTTTGGTGAACTGCTTGTCGGTCGTACTGCCGGACACCAGGTTGCGCTGGTGCGCCCAGCCACGGATTTTTACAAAGTCGTCGTAGGTTTTCATGCTTGGCTCAATCGTTGTTTGAGTTCGTACCCCATAAGCGGCCAAATTTTGTTGACTGCATTTTGGCGTGCAATTTTTTTGCCGATTTCGGCATCAAAATTTTCTGGGCTTGCGCAAGCAGATTCACCCGTTACAGTAAATCCATTTCGCATGGTCAACACACAGAATGTCAAAAGTTCATGCTCTGTGTTGACTGCGCCTTGATTTTTTCCTTCTCCATTTCTCCAGGCGCCAGCCATCCCATCTGCGGCAGTAAAAAACACTTCTTTTACGATGTTGTTTTCAATGTCATCAGGCGTAACGCGAGGCGCAGTTTTGCCTTTGGCTTGAATCTCTTGCTCAATAGTTTGGTCAGTCATGATTGCCTTTCGGTGGTTAAAAAATCAGAAGGGAATGTCGTCGTCCATGTCTGCCATGTCACCGGCAGGCTGTTGCGTTTGTTGCGTTTGCTGTGGCCGGGCAGGTGCATCACCCTTTGGCGGCAGGTCGATCTGGTCCACAGACAGGCGCAAGCGCGTTTTTGGCGTGCCGTCCTTGGCTGTGTATGCCTCGAGTTTGATCGGCCCGCTGACGGTCACGCGCTGGCCTTTGGCCATGTACGGTTCAAGGCTGGTTGCCCGCTTGCCCCAGAGGGCACAGTCGACCCACATTGTTTCGGGCTTGTCTTTGGTGCCGGTGGCCACGCCAATGGGGAAGTTCAGGATGTTGTCGCCGTTGTGTTGGCGCAGTTCTGGGTCGCGCCCCAGGTTGCCGGTGAGTATTGCAATGTTCATGCGTTGGATTCCTTCGAAATTTGGACGCGTACGAAACCACCGATCTGCCCCGCGTCCACTCGTGCAGTCAGTGTTGTGAATTGCTTGTCGTTGATCTTGAGTGCATCAGCGACGCCATCGAGGCCAGACTTCATTCTGGCCACCAGGTTGTCTCGATCGTAACTGCGCCGGTCAGGCGGAACGAACTCGAGCATGAGATGCAGGTTACCCGCAGGGACCAGGTCGGTCCTGATGCGGTACTGCTCCAGCGTCAGTGCCCAGCATGCCTCGCGGTATGCGGCCTTGACCTTTGACACCTTGGCCCAGTGCAGTCGCTTGTTGGGCGACAGATCCGAAGGTGGCCAGCCCAGGATGAGTTCAATCATTGACTTCGCGCCCGAAGACGATGTCATGCGCAGAGATGTCGATGCCTCGCTCCCAGGCAAGTTCAAGCAAGCGACGCTGTACCGAGGTGGGCACGACGCCGGACTTCTGCCAGCGGGAGACTGCGGCTGGATCGCGGCCCAGGGCGCGTGCCAACTTGCGCACGCCGCCGAACATGTCGATTGCCAGTTCGACCGGGGTGGTGTGATTTTGTAGGGTGTTGTTCATCCCTCAATGATGACACAGGCGCAACACCTTGTGAACCCTTGTTCTGCCTGGTCGGAACGAATACCCACATAAAAAACTCGGAAAAGGTATTGCGTTGTGGATTTGTGTTGATGTAAGATCACCACATCGGACGGAAAAACGATACCGCATTCAGCACCGAGCGATGGCCACCTGGCCTGACAGAGTTCGCTAAATGGCCGTGACGACATTCTGGGAAAGATCCGAAAGCAGGCCTATTAACCCAATGCCTGCACCCTTTAACTGTCAAGACACTGGAGAGCACCATGATTACTATCACCACTACCCCCGCATCCGCCGACGAACTCGGCACCCTGTTGGCCCAGATTGCCACGCTGACCAAGCAAGCCGACAGCATCAAAGATTCCATGAAGGACATTGCCAGCAAAGGCGGCGCCACCGTGTTCGAAGGCGCCCTGTTCAAGGCATCGTATGTCGAGGCCAACCGCTCGGTCACCGACTGGAAAAAACTGGCCAGCGACCTGGGCATCAGCGCCGACAAGATCGCCGAGTACACCAGCACCACCGCTGTGTTCAGCATCAAGACCACAGCACGATGATCCAGTACGGCATTTTGGATGACGAGGGCGCCGTGGTGCGCTGGGTATGGGACAAACCCTCATACCCGCACATCACCCGCAAGGTGCCCCGTCACCGCAAACCCAAGATCGATTGGACCAATTTTGAACCCGCACCATTCTGAGGAGAACACCATGGACACATACACCGCAACCGGCATCGCTGAAGGCTTCATCGAGGCAGACAGCAACGAGCAGGTCATCGAGGCCTGGCAGACATTGATCGACACCGGCCTGGCCTGGCAACTGCAAGGCTGGTTTGGCCGTCAGGCCCAACGCTTGATCGAAGATGGGTACTGCCTGCCCGCCGAGCAAAGCCGCCTGCTACGGGCCGCAAAAGCCCTGGGCAAGATCGAATTCGTCAAGGTGGGGGGTTGATCATGTGGTTCACATCCTCACACGGCACGATCGAGATCGAGATGACCCTGGCCCAGGCCCAGTCGGCCACACACCCAGGCCCATGCGACAGCGATGTCCTGGCCCTATCCAACCACCGCAAGATCCGCCGCCAGTTGGAGCGCATCGATGCCGAGGCACTGCGCAAGGAACTGCGCGAGTACGGCGCCTGGGATGACCAGGAACTGGCCGATCACGAGCAAAACCTCCAGCGCATCCTCTGGATTGCGGCAGGCGACATCGTCGAAAACCATTGGAGCAGATCATGAGCCTATACACAGACCTGGTCGAGGCTGGCATCGAGGTCAGCAACTGGCAGTCGGACCTGTATTTCCCGGTGTCGTTTGAGTCGATGGAGATCTTGGCCAAGTACCCAAAGCAGACGCGCACGCTGTTCAAGTCAAACATCGATGGCCGTCCCATGGTCGAGGCGCCGTTCGCATTTGACCCGTACTGGGAATCGAAAGTTGTTGACACTGCGTCAACGAAATAGATTATAATTTCAACAGTTCACCACAAGGAGATACAAATGGCAGACATCAGCATCCACAACACCAAGTCGATCGAGATCGGCGAACTTCGTGAAGTTGACGGCACGCGCCCGTTCTTCACTCGCGACATCACCATCACCGACGAGCGTGGCCACACCATCACCATCACCTGCTACGCCAACAGCGAGGAAGGTGAGGAATTGAAGGTGTCGCTGTGAAGCGCACGCACTACATCGCCGAGATCGAGCACCGCATCAGCGGCATCCCGTGCTTGATCGGCGTCACCGATTACGAGGGCTACACGCCCGCGTATGTCTCGGGTCCACCAGAGAACTGCTACCCGTCCGAGGGTGGCTATGGCGACTACGAGATCCTGGACCGCAAGGGCTACCGTGCAAAGTGGCTCGAGCGGAAACTCACAAGCAAGGAAGAAGACCTGGTCCAGCAGGCGATCTTCGAATACATGGAGAACGACTGATGAGCATCCAAACCATCGAAATACAAAACCAGCATCAATGGCTCACCGAGCGGGCCAAAGATGTCACCAGCACCGAAGTGTCTGCGCTCTTCGGCTTGTCGCCTTACCTTACCGAGTTCGAACTGTTTCACCAGAAGCGCGATTCGGTCGTGGTCAAGATCGAGCCGAACGAACGCATGAAGTGGGGCAACCGCCTCGAGTCGGCCATTGCGCATGGCGCCGCCGAAGACATGGGCTGGAACATCGCAAAGTTGAATGTCTACATGCGCGACCAGGCCGCACGCATTGGCTCGAGTTTTGACTTTGAGATCAAGTCCAGCGCCAACGGCCCAGGCATCCTCGAGGTCAAGAATGTCGACTGGGTTCAGTATCAAAAGTCATGGATCGATGACGGCGCTGGAAACATTGAGGCGCCCGAGCACATCGAGTTGCAGGTCCAGCACCAGATGGAAATCAGCGGCTTCGAGTGGTGCGCGATCGTGGCACTTGTCGGAGGCAACGAGCAAAAGATCGTCCTCCGAAATCGCGATCGGGACATTGGCAAAAGTATACGCGAGAAGACCGGCGAGTTCTGGAATCGCGTGGTGCAAAACCAGCCGCCAAGCGCCGACTACACCCGCGACGCTGAGTTCATCATCAAGCAGTTGCGCAACGGCGCAGACGAAGGCCTGGTGGCCGAGGCGGACCCTGAACTCGAGAACATGATCAAGCAATACGAGTTCGTGCGCAAAGAAGCCAGCGACCTCGAGAAGATGAAGGAACAACGACGCGCCGAGATCCTCGAGCGAATTGGCCGCGCCAGCAAAGTCCTCACCAGTTTTGGCTCGCTATCGACGGGGCAAGTCAAAGGCCGCTCGGGCACTCTCATCACGCCTGAGATGGTCGGCACAGTCATCGGTGCAACCGAGGGCTACCGCAGTTTCCGTTTTTATCCCAAGAAGGAGAAGTAACCATGGCAACCGAGCAACGCATTTACAAAGTCACCAGCAACGACAAGGCCTACCTGGTGCAGGCCATCAGCCAGGCACAAGCACTGCGTCACATCGCAGGCCGCATGTACCAGGTCGAGGCCGCAAAGCCGATCGATGTCGCCACGCTCATGAGCAACGGCATCAAACTCGAGGTGGCCAGCACCATCCCCGAGCAGGACCAACTGAAACTTGAAGGAGCACAAGCATGACCACCGGCACCGAACTCACACCCATCGAGGCGATGCGCGGCACCCTCGTGAAGATGCAACCAGAATTCCAGGCCGCACTGCCTCCGCAGATCCCGGTCGAGAAGTTCATCCGCACCACGCTGACCGCCGTGCAAATGAACCCTGAACTGCTGGGCGCCGATCGCCGCAGTTTGCTGGGCGCATGCATGAAGGCCGCACAAGATGGCCTGCTGTTGGATGGCCGCGAGGCCGCGCCTGTGATCTTCCGCACCAAGGAAGGCCCGAAGGTGCAGTACATGCCCATGGTCGGCGGCATCTTGAAGAAGATCCGCAACTCGGGCGAACTGGCCAGCATCAGCGCCCATGTGGTCTACAGCAATGACCAGTTCGAGTACGAACTCGGCGACAACGAGAACATTATCCACAAGCCTTTCCTGGGCGAGGATCGCGGCAAGCCGATCGCAGTCTAT